GTGGAGGGGTCGATCGTCCCGCCGGTCAGGCCCTCGGCAACCAGCGCCAACTGCTCGCCGAACCCGCCGCCGGAGAGCGACACCAACGCCAGATTGTCGAGAAAGTCGTTGCGGCGCTGGCTGGCAATCGCCCGCTCACGCTCGCCCAACTGGATACCGAGCGCTTCCTGCTCCTGCACCAGTTCGCTGCCCAGCGCGGCCTTGACCCGATCGAACCGCACCCGGTCGCCGGCTTGGGCCGCCGCCTGCAAGGCCGTGAGCCCGACCGCCCGCGTAGCCTGATCGCGGCGCAGCCCAAGGGCCTCAGCCGCGTTGATGGCGTTGCTCACGTCATCGCTGGTCGCGGCCAGTGAGGCCGAATCGGCCAACACCTGCACCGACGCGGCGCGGGCCTCGGACACCCGCCTTTCGTCGCTGGCCTGAGCGTACTGGGCGAGCTGCGGGCCGATGGTGTCGGCGAACGCCCGCGTGTACAGCTCGCCCATGCCGTCGGACTCTTCCAGCGCCACACGGGCCGCGAAGTCCTCGTAGGACTCGCCCTGCCCGCGCGCGATCCGGCCCGAGTCGATGGCGGTCTGGATATCGGTCAGCCGCATCCGGGCGGTGCGGCGGGCCTCGCCGATCACGATCTCCTGCTCGGCCTTGGCCTGCTCGATGGTCCGCTCGGCGTTGTCGATGTCGATGTTGCGCCGCTGCTGGACCGACGACACGCCCTGCAAGAACGCCCCAGCCGTGGCCCGCAGCGTGTCCTGCAACTGGTCGGCGAGCGGGGTGGCCGATCCGTACACCACCGCCTGCTCGGGGTAGATGGACCCGCCCGTAAAGTCACGCTGGCCGATCAGGTCCATCGGGTTCTGGCGCGGGCCGTAGATCGAAGGCACTTGGCTCATGGAGTACCCCAGCCGGTGTACGGGTTGGCGGGCCGTGCGGTGCCGGGCATCCCGGTCAGAAACGGATAGGGCGAGTCGGGTACGGGCGGGAGGTTGCGGAGGGCGGTAACGCCCTGCCCGATGGCGAGCCCGGTGGAGGCACCCTGCATCGCGCCCTGGAGCCCGGCCAGCAGCACGTTCTGCCGCTGGTCGCGGAGTCGGTAGGCGTTGGCGGTGAACTGGCTGCCGATGGACCGGCCCCGCGCGGCGAACTCGTCCTGCGCGGCCCGGATGTTGGACTCGGATTCGGCGGCGGCCATGCCCACGAAGGGGAGCGCGTCGGCACCCCGGAAGGCGACCCGAGCCCGCCCGACGGCCTGCTGCATGGCCCGCAGCCGCGCGGCCCGGTCGCGGGTGGCGGCAACGGCGTTCTGGTTGATCGAATCCTGAGCGACCCGCCGCTGCTCGTCGATGTTGCGGCGGATGTTGCGGTTCTGCTCGCGGGCGGACGCCACCGATGTTGCGCCGCCCAAGATAGCCAGTCCGCCGCCGATGGTCGCGCTTACGGGGTCCATGTGGTCATCGCAGGGTCAGGAAGGGCTGAACGTCGATCTCGATGCTGGAAATGGCGCAGGGGGCCGCCGACGATGATTCGATGAACAGGTTGCAGCCGGTGGCGAGGCAGAACACCGACAGGGCCACCTCGCCGCGCGAGTCGGGCACGGTGGACACCAGCGACACGGTGTTGTCGCTCACGCCCGAGTCGGTGTAATCCGCGCGGAGCGAGTAGGCGTAACTGTTGCGGTGGTGCGTGGTCACGGTATGCACAACCGGGGTGTAGGTGAGGTCCACGCGGCCCTGCTCGTCGCGCAGGTAGGGCTCGGTGAGTTGCACGCTCATCGCGTAGGACCGGCCCGCCTGATGCGTGCCCGACGCGAGGTTCACGCCGGCCACGGTCAGGGTGGTGCCGGAGCAGGTCGCGGGGTACTCCACCCCCGCCGTGGTGACGACGCGGTTGATGGTGGTGTCGCTCAGGCTGGACGGCAGCGTCCACGTGGTATTGCCGCTCCCGAACGAGCCGCCCGACACGTTCATGCAGCGGTCGATGAGCGGCGGGTAGGCGTGGCCGGACGGGCTGGCCTCTTCCGAGAGCGGCCAGGATTCCAGCACGTACTGGCTCTGGCTTTCCACCAGCGCGTAGCAGCGATCGCCGATCACGGCGAGGTCGCAGAAGCGGTAGGACGCATCGAAGGCGTAGGTGGTCCACGCGGATTGCTCGCGGCGCGGGCCGTTCCAGAACGAGCGGTGGGCGTAGATGGTCTGCCCGCTGGCGGGGAGGACGATCAGGCTGCTGGTCTGCGGGTGGGCGACCATGCGGCGCAGGCCGGAGGGCAGCAGCGTGGGGACGTGTTCGGTGATGCTGGGGGCCGAGAGGGCTGCGGCCTCGGGCTGGTAGCCGTACTCGCGGATGGCGGAGAAGTTGCCCGCCGTGGTGGCGAAGTACACGTAGTTGTGCATGGGCACGGGCGGGACGGTGCCGGATGACTGGTAGGCGGTGGAGGCGGTGACGGCCACGCTGGTCGGGGTGGGTGCCGAGTCGATCGAGGTGATCTCGAACTGGCGGCCCGCCTTGGTGAAGATGAGCAGGCTTTCGCGGATGGGGACGATGCGGTCGCCGATGGCAACCTGATCGGTGGAGAGGGTGCGCTGGATGGGGTCGGCGTCGGTGATGTTGGTGGCGTCGTCGGCGTAGAAGTTGAAGTAGTCGCCGTCTCCGCTCATGGCGAGGTACTGGCCGCCGAGCAGGACGAGGCGGTCGTTCCAGAAGGCCACGTCGGAGATGGGGCGGCTTTCGGAGACGATCTTGGGTGCGGGGTTGGTGTTGTTGTCGCCGGTGTAGCGCGGGGTCCACGCGATCACGTCGATGTCGAAGGTGCTGGGCGAGCCGAAGGTGGTGCGCCGCATGGCGATCGGCATGGTCTGGGCGTTGAACGAGGCGTTGGCATCGTTGGGCGGTGAAACACGCGACCAGCGCGAAGCGATCGGGAAGGTGTCGAGCAGCGTGGTCGATAGCGTGCCGGTTCCAGCAACGCTTGAGGCTGACGCGACCAGCGTGGTAAACAGGTTGTTCGTCGCGCCGGCAGCCGTTCCAATGTTCGTCACCGACGTAGCCACGGTGCCCTTGAACTCGTTGACAAAGCGGGTTTTGTTGGCCGGAGCCGGGTTGTAGAACAGGACCAGATCGCTGCCCGCCGCGCGGATGGCCCGGTTCATCTTGGACAGGGCTTCCTCGAACGACGACGATCCGGACAGGAAGGCCGTGGCCGTGGTCCGCCTGCGGATGCTGTTGGCCAATACCCCGCTGGCAATGTCGCCACCGCCGCCGTTGATGTCCGCCGACAGTTCAACGATGGAGTCGCTGATCTTGGCCGTGATGGTGTACCAGCCAAGCACCACGCCGGTCCCTCCGGTGAGGTTGAGTTGATCCCCTGACTTCCAGACGTATCCCTGAAAGGCGTTGGTGCTGGTGATCCGCCTCGTCGAATCGGTCCATGAACCGTTGACGGTGATCGACCTGTTGGAGTACACGTCAACGCCGTAGGGGTTGTTGGCTGGCGTGTTGAACTGTGAAAGCAGCGTTGAAATGGCCCCGCCGTCAGTCGCGTTCTCGGTGTACCCAAACTGGCCGCCACCAGCCCCGATCGTGTAGAGCCAGTTTGAGGCCGAATACTGGTCGTCGTCCAGCGTGGTCTTGTGGTACTGGCCGCTGGTGCCCCACCACGACAGCAGCATGTCGTAGTTGGTGACGGTGCGGCTGATCGCGTAGGCCGGGCTGTTCACACCCGCCGGGGTCGCCTTCGAGTTCACGATGATCGTGTAGTCGCCGCTGCTGCGGACCCGGATGTCGTCAGCCGTGGGCGTGCCCGCGTTCAGGTACGTCTGGGCCGCCGAGGTGATGTTCACCGTCTGGGCCGTGCCCGTCGAGTTGTACACCCGCACGCCCATGTTGGCACCGTTCGGCCCGATCACCGTCAAGTACCGCTCCGTCTCGTCGCGGATGATCGGCTCCACCCGATAGTTGCCGCTGCCCGTCAGGCCCGTCAGCAGAGCCTCAAACCGCGTACCGCGCCGCTTGGTGATCCCGTCCTGAACCGTGAAGTCCGCGTTGCTTGCCGCCTCCACCTGGCCGGGGAACCGATTGGTGGCCGCCTGCTGGCTGAGGCCGCCAGCGATCAGCGGAGCCCGGATGCTCAGTCTGCTCACTGGCTAGGCCCGCTCGACAGCACCACGGGATTGGGGTTCAGGGGATCGGGCCGCGCGGGCTGACGCAGGGCCGTCAGTTCGGCCTTCGCCGCCGCCCGCTCGCTGTACTGCTGCGTGGTCGGATTCCGGCCCCACAGGGTCACGGCCCGCTCGGTGGCGCGATGCACCACCACGTCCTTGATGTTCTGCGGGCAATGCTCCCACGGGATGTTCCGCACCAGATCGAGGCACTGGACGTTCGCGCCGAAGTTGTCCGTTCGCGCCGACAGGCTGTAGAGCCGACCGCCCCGCACCGTGTACCGCGTGTCGCGGTTGGGGCCGCTGCCCATCACCTTGAGGACGTTGGTGCCGAAGGTCGCCACGTTCTCGTCGATGATGATGCTCGCGGGCGTGACGTTGACACCGTAGTCCACGTTGTCGGGCAACTTGCCCTCGGCCTGCACCTCGCGGGTCACGATGTCCAGCAGGTACTCGACCTGCCCGACGATGCCCGAGTCGTACTTGCGGATGCCGCTGACCACCACGTTGGTCGCGTCGGCCCCGTTGATGGTCAGGCTGGGGATCGTCACCGCGTCGTTGCTGACCCGGCTGCCCACCTCGTACCACTGGGGGGTGACGTTGGTGCCGCCGGAGACAAAGATCAGGTCGCCCGCCGCGAAGGTGTACGACGTGAACGCGCCGGTGCTGGACAACTGGCGCGACGAGTGCGTCCACGCGCCGTTGGAGAACGAGACGGACACGCGGCCCGGCAGGGCGGCGTACCTCTGCTGCCCGCAGGCCATCATGATCGCGTTGACCGCTTCGGTTCTGGTCATGGGTTCAGTTCCACGGGTTCATCCGGTATCCGGTAGCGCGGCGGACCTGATCGGTCCCCGCGACGGTCTTGTCGCTCTGCTCGCCGTCCATGCGGCGGGCGCGGGTGCGGGCCGAGTCGCGGCGGGCGTACAGGATCGCCAGACGCTCGCGGAAGTCGCGCATCTCCGCGAACCGGCACGCGGCCTGGTGCGCGATGAAGTTGCGGACGTACACCGGCACCTGATCCCACGCGATGTTCAGCACGTAGTTCACCGTCGGGTCGAAGGTGAACACGTCGGTGTTGTCGTCGAGGTCGTA